GCTCAGCAAAGCAATGCGGGAGCTGACAGGGCAAGTCGCAGAGCTGGATGAAGCCATTGAAATCCGCTTGGTGTTTGGCGAAAAAGTTAAAATCACCATTTCGATGGACTGGGCAACAATGGATGCAGCACGGGCCGCAGAACTCGCTGAGCATCTGGCAAAGGCAGCGGAGCTCGTGAACAACTTCAAGTACGCTGGTTATACGATTGTTAGATAAGGGGAATGGCCATGAAGTATTCAGACATCAACAAGATGTTCACGACAGAGGTGAACAAGTATTTGGAGCAGGGGTATCGCTTCAACACCGCAAGCATGAATGGGAGTCAAGGTGAACTGGCCAAGGTCGATTTGACCAACGGAACTGAAATCATCCGCATTGTGGCCCGCACTTTTTCCAAGGAGTGGGATAAGCAGGGCGTCGAGCTGTTCGTTGGCCGCGTGGCCGAGAAAGAGGGCATTCGGCCGGATGTGGCCTATTGCGTCAACACAATTTGGAACGGACGCTTGGAACAAGTCAGCAGCCAGCGGTTCTACGAGGTGAGCGGCTACGGAGATCCCGACAAGTTCTATGGGACGGAAGCGGACGCCGAAGCGGTCAGCAAAGTTCGCATGAGCCGCTATGCGCAGAGACCGAGCCGCAAGGCTGAGGACATGACCAACGCTGAAACCATCAAAATTGCGGTGCGGTTCATTCGCCGGAAGCTTGGTATCAAGAACGTGGACAAGAAGCGCATTGAAGTGTTCCGTACGCCTGACCATCGGCACATCATCAATTATCGCGGTAAAGCATATCAGCTCAACAACAAGGAGGCTTGACTATGTATTGCAACAAGTTTTTCAGAACCGAAGAGGAGGCCAAGGCTTTCAAGAAGTCTCACGGCGGGGCGCTGTACAAGAACATCAAGGGAAGTCACACCCGGCAAGCGTACCGGGTAGAAGCGATGATGGCCGTGCAGGGTGGCTGGCTTCGCAGCACAGAGGCGGATGCGTACCCGTTCTGCGTTGCATGGAATGGCAAGCCACTGTCGGCAGGAAAGGAGATTTAAGCCATGAAAGCATTAAAAATTGAGCCGGGAAAGGCCCCGGAACGCATTGACATTGGTAACGAACTTGAAGCCCTGCAAGACGCTGTGGGCGGCTACATTCAGGTGCTCTACCCGGACCAGCACCGCTCGGTGGGCCTGGTCTGCAACGAAGAGGGCAAGTGTATGGGCCTCAAGCCGAACCGGGCCCTGTACAGGGGCGGCAAGCCTTACGACGTCATTGTTGGCACATTCCTCGTGGTTGGAGTCGATGAAGAGGACTTCACGGATCTGCGGGAAGAGGATGCAGCGTATTTTGAGAAGCTGTTCCATTCGCCGGAGAAGTTTAAGTACTTCGCAGGGCGGCTGGTCATTTCCAAGGTGGTTTCTGGCGGGGCTTAATGGCCCCGCTTTTTTCAAAAACCGAAAAAACCCATCTTCTTAAGAAAAGAAGAAGAAAAAGAATAAGAAGATATGAAGACTATCGTCTTCATCACGCGCGGGCGCGCGCGTTATATAGCCGACGACGAATCCAACTGATGAAGAACGGGGTCGTCCGTGCGGCCAAGCAGGTAGTCAACAGAGCAGGAGAGCGCATCGGCAATCTGGGCAAATGCAAGGTATGAGATTTCTTGCCCCTTAGCCATATGAGACACCGTGTTGATGCCCATATCTAAGCCGGACAGCAGATCACCGAGCTTTATTCCTTGCTGGCGACTGCGCTCTTTGATGCGTTTTGCAATTTTTTGCGCATCGTACACAAAAACACCTCCTTAAACTGTGCAAAGTAACAAATTCACCGGAAAAAGTGATTTGCGTCTTGAAAATCACTGGATAGAGTGATTATAATATATCTAACAAATGATTCAAACACCTGTTAGATAGAAAGGACAATACCATGACGAATGTTTACATTGACAGCCGCCGGGATGGGTACTCTCCCAGCCAGTGCCACGACACCATGACGGTGGGGGAGTTGATTGACATCCTGAGCCAGTACGACGAAGACCAGCCCGTCTACATTCGCAACGACAACGGCTACACCTACGGGAGCGTCCAGATGGACAGCGTTACCGAGGGAGAGGAGGACGAGGACGAATGAGACTTCTTGTTGAGTACACCTCGCATGGCCGCGGTCCAGCGGCTCCGCAGACCTACAGCACCACGCTGGACATTGTGGACGATGTAGCGGAGCGGCTGTTAAAGGCCAAGACGCCGTACACATTCCGGGAGCGGAAGCACTGCACACGGGAAGCTCTGATTCTTGCGTTCCTGATTTACGACATCGAGAACCTGCAGGAACGGAGCTTCGGAAACAACGACCAGATTTTGAGCATCCGGCGGGATGGCCGGAACTGAGGGAGAGTCACATGATGAAGTTTGTAGCACCCATGGCTACATGGGAAATCGTGGGCGGCGACCTGCCGCCCATCCGGGTTCACGCCCGGTCATTCGATGAAGCCTTGAAGAAAGCAAGGCTTCGCAATCCCGGCTATTGCGCCGGCTGGGTCGTAGAGGAGGACTAAGCGATGGACATCCGGATTAAGTATCAGACCAAGGACGGCGAGACTCACTTCAGCACGGTTGAGTCTTGGAAGCCCGCTGAAGACGAAGCGATGATTGGAGCAATCCGGGACTTCAAGAAGACGCACACAGACGTCCGAATCCTTGAAGTCCGGGATGTCACTCTCGGCGCAGGGCGCAACTGGAATAAATAACCCCGCCTGACGATGGCTGCTGGTAACAGCCGAAACGCCCATTGGGCGTCGCGGGAGCCATGACACCATGAGCGTGTCCGTTTTATGGTTCTGGGTAGCAGGTCAACATCCTGCGTAAAAGGCACGTCCACCCGGAAATTGCTTGTTAGACACTTGATGGCGTTCGCAAATCAAGGAAAGGAAGATTCACATGAAGTATGAAATCTACCAGCTGAAAGAGGACACCATGGAGCAGATAAAGCTGCGATTCATGGCATCCGATCAGGCCGCACAGCTGGGCGGCATCCACCGGGAGAACTACCGTCTGGTGTACGAGGGTAAGGCGGAAACCCGAAAGGATGCACAGCAGACGCTTGATGGCCTGTTCCGCAGGTTCAACATAGACAGGCCCGCAGGCTTCGAGGGCCACAGCTTGAGCGTGTCGGACATCATTCACCTCGCCGATGAGGAATCCTCCGACTGGTGGTTCTGCGATGCCTACGGCTGGAAGCTGCTGAGTGGGAAAGAATGGGGGCAGATCTGATGCGCCACTACACAAAAGCGGAGTGGCGTAAGATCCCAGAGTCCTACAAGGGACGTTGGGAAGAATCTCCGTACAACCTTGAACGAGTGAAGCGGGGCGAACTGCCAGCTGAGTACATCGGCAAACGGACAACCATCGTCAATGACGAGCATCACGGCACGGTGCTTATCACCGAGGGCGCACACTTCGTAATCGACGAATGAACACAATCGCTCAAAGAAGCAATTTGAGCCGTGCTTTGCATCAAACGGAAAATTCCTTGCAGAAGCTCCGAAAATGCAAAATAGAGCCATCTGAGCGGCGCTGAGGGCTATTTCCGCTGACTCAGAATGAACTGAAGATAATCTGTAACCTTTTGGCGTTCATCATCTGTCAGATTCATCCGCTTCACGGCGGGGTCAACGGTGCGCCCCATGAGGAAGTCCATGGAGCAGTCGAGGTAGTCAGAGATGCGGGCAAGGCTATCAGCCGCCATCATGCGGCCAGTGCGTAAGTTGGAAAGGGTGCCTTTGCTCATTCCGAGTTCGGCGAACATATCCTTCAACTGGACATTGCGTGCTTTTGCTTGAATTTTGATGTTTTCTGCAAGGGTTATAGAATCATACAAATTTTGGGTCGGCATTTTGTGTATCCTCACAAAACCTTGCAATCGCAATGATTTCGTCTTGAAATGTTGCAATCGCAAGATTATAATACACTTGTACAAAACAAATGTCAGATTGAAAGGGTCAGCGCTTTCCATTCAGCGCGTTCCCCGAAGCCCCTCTGCAAAGGGGCTTCAACGTACCACACAGTACAGAACCATGCAAGTTGATTCCTCCTCATGACAGGCATCGCTGCAAAGCGCAGTGCCGATACTGCAAATCGGCGGTGCGCAGGTAAAGCGATTACTCCCCAAGAGCTTCTGCTTAACAGCTCAAAAACGGGGAACGCGTTGAATGGTGGGTACTGGCTCTTTTAGTCTATCAAAAATCTAACAAGTGTTCAATACATCTGTTAGATAAATCTTTGTCGGGAAGGAGAAAAAACATGAAGAAAGTTCCGCTGCCGGAATGGTGCGTGTCGGTCAAAAAGGCAATGGTCGAGCGCGACGACATGACCGTTACCGAGCTGGCAAAAGAAATCGGGTATTCCCGCGCACACGTCAGTCAGGTCATCAACGGCACGATGGTGCCGTCCGCGAACATCAAGTCTGCGATTGAGTCCTGCTTGGACCTGCGGGCGTGATTTCTTACATCATGAGTCTATCAGAAAGGAGAGTTGTGCGAAATGGCGGTTGATTGCCAGAATATCTACAAAAACGCGCGGAAATCTGCCGGAATGACGCAGGAAAAAGCCGCACAGCTTTTGAACGTGTCAGTCGATTCTCTGCGGGATTATGAGCAGAGCCAGCGCCCGGTACCCAGCGACGTGGCAAGCGCCATGTGCGATGTGTACCAAGCCCCATATCTTGCAGTTCAGCATCTGCGCCTGTCTTCAGAGCTGGGCAAGCGGGTGGTTCCGGAGATTCAGCTGAAGGACCTGCCGGAAGCTGTTCTCAGCGTTCTGGCGGCGGTTCAGAGGTTTATCGTAAAGCGCGATGCGATGATAGAAATTGTCGCAGACGGAAAAATCGACGAGGACGAACAGGCCGAGTGGGACAACATCATTGACCGGATGAACGACCTGAACGTGGCCATGAACAATATGCGTTTCTCGAAAGGAGGGCGTCGGACGTGAAAGAATCGTACTTCATCGGCGCGAGCGAAGTAAAGGAAATCGTCGGGTGCAGCAAATCCAGAGCCTATCAGTTCATCCAGCAGATGAACAAAGAGCTGGAAGCCAAGGGGCTGCTTACGTTTCCGGGCAGAGTGCCCCGGCGGTATGTGTTCGAGCGGTTCGGTATTACGGAGGTTCAGGATGATGCGAAAGGCAATAATCCCGCTGGTGGCAACAGCGGCGGCGCAACTGCTGGTAATCGGAAGCATCGCCGCGGCGTTCGCTTTCCAACCGGAAGCGGCGCAGCTCCCGATAGTGACGATTCCTGTGCGGGCTGATATCGAGCAGGGCGAGTGCATCCGGCAAGACCCGGTCCCCTATGAGCCGATTACATACCATGTGCCGCTGGATGCGGATTTACAGCAGTATACAGCCGAGATGTGCGACTTGTACGAAGTTCCGCTGGAGCTGGCTTACGCCGTCATGCAGGTCGAGAGCGGTTATACCGCAAACGCTACCAGCTCAACCGGAGATTACGGTCTGATGCAGATCAACGACATCAATGCAGGATGGCTCAAGGATGAGCTGGGAGTCACGGATCTGCTGGATGCCCGTCAGAACATCAAGGCCGGGTGCTATATTCTCGGAAGCTATCTTGCTCTGTACGATGGAGACATCACCCAAACCATGATGGCGTACAACCTTGGGAAGAGCGGGGCAGAAAAGGCTTGGAATGCAGGAACCCGCAGCACGGCTTACACCGACAAGGTGTGGAGCGCAATGGTTGGCCTTTTGGAGGAAGAAAGGGATGTTTCGTAAGGTGATGCAAATGATTCAGGATTACGCAGAGAAGAAGCTGCTGGATGAGGTCTTTGCTGCATACCTCGATGCGCAGGATGCCACCGCTGAAATGGCGCAAGTGCTCCCGTGTCCCCGGTGCGGAAAGCTGACCATGAAGATGCGCTTGCACAGCAACGCCCTTTCCCGTCAGGTTCCGGGCATCACGATTTGTGACCAGTGCGGAACCGAAGAAGCGCTGGATGCAATGGCGGGGAAGCCAAAGGATGCCCATGAATGGGCGCTGGTCAAGACCTACATGAAAGGAGCAAACCTCAAATGAAGCGCAGGGAAAAGAAGCTGAGCGTGATGGATTGGGTACTCGTGGGACTGCTGGACACGCTGGCCGGGGTCGTAGCCGGAGGGCTGATGGCAATATGGCAGTTGCCGAGCGCCTACCGCTGGCGTGGCTACTGGGCAATCGGCGGCGAATGGCTGCTTGTCATCATTGCAATCATCATGGCGGTGCGGCTGACGCACGCATTCCAGATGTTCATGATTTTCGGAGGAAAGAAGCATGGTAAGATGCGCTCGGTGTCACAGGGTCATTACAGATCCGGCGGCAATCGAAGCGGGGTACGGCGCAAAGTGTTACGCCAAGGAGTTCGGCAAGAAGCTGAAATCGCCCGCAAGACCTCGCAAGGGAAAGACCGCTACACAGCCTAAGAGCACCGCTGAGCGCCAAATCATCGGCCAACTCACGGTATATGACATACTCGCCGCACACGAAAAAAGCGCTGACCAGAACGGCCAGCGCGCTACAAATGGATAGAGACCCGCACATTCCGTTGGCGCTTGATGCAGGAACATCAAGTCGGAAAATACAGGTCTCCACCACACACAACCATATTGTAGCATATTCGGTTGAATTTTTCAACAGGTACGAAGCGGCGAGAAAGGACTATCCTTTCTGCCGTTTTTCTATGCAAAAATTAGGAGGTACAACATGGAAAAAGAACTTACTGCCGCCGTAACCACGCAGGAGCCGATGTTAGCCGACAGTCTGATTGTGGTGCAGCAGCTTCCCGTCATCAAGGAACAGCTGCACAGCATCAAGGCTCAGGCACAGGCGTCTGTGGCGGAAGCGCTGGCGCTGGTTTGCACGGAAGAAACGCTCAAGGTCGTCAAGGAGCAGCGGGCGAAGCTGAATCGTGACCGCAAGGATTTGGATGACCGCCGCGCAGTCGTTAAGAAGCAGATCATGAAGCCTTTTGAGGACTTCGATAAAGTTTACAAGGAGTGCGTCACCGATGTCTATGGCCCTGCGGATGAAGCGCTGAAAGGTAAAATCACGGACGTGGAAGCCGGCTTGAAAGCTGACAAGGAGAAGAAAGTGGTCGCTTACTTCGACGAGCTGGTCAAGGCAAACGGGGTCGAGTGGGTCAGCTATGGGGACGTCGGCATTGCCGTTACCATGACGGCGAGCCTGAAATCTTTGAAGAGCAAGGTCAAGGATTACGTTGACCACGTAGTGGCTGATGTGAACTGCATCAATGGCATGGAGAATGCCCCGGAGGTCATGGCCGAGTATAAGCAGTGCCGCAATCTGGCCGTTGCGATTAACAGCGTGAGCCAGCGCAAAGACCGTGTGGCCCGCGAGGAAGCTGAACGGAAACAGCGCCTTGAGGCCCAGCTTCGTGCGCAGGAAGCAGAGTCGGCGGTGCTGGATGCGGTGGAAGAAGAGCTGGCCGCGCCGCAGGTCATGGGCGCCGAGCCTCCGGTTATGGACGAGCAGGAGGCCGAAGAAACCAAGCAGGAGAGCAAGGAACAGGTCATGACGGCCCGATTTGCTTTCATGGGCCGCACGTTCCAGTGCCGCGGTACATTGACCCAGCTTCGGGAGCTGAAGTCTTTCGTAAATGAAAAAATCAACGAGATCCAGAAGCATATGGATTCCGTCGGCATCGAGAATCAGGAGGTAAGCGATAATGGCTAAAGATATGCAGCCGCAGAAATTGTACTTCTCTCAAGCAATGCAGACCGAGAAATACAAGAAACTCATAAATAATACCCTA